CATCCTTCACGCCACGATTCTTGAGTTCATTCAAAGCATTGAGGAAGAACCTTGTCCGTGACACCCGAAACAAAAGAGACATCAAATCCGTAGATATCCTCAATGGTGTCTGAAATCTGCCGCGCCCCCACTCTTTTTTAATGGCGGACTGATTCTGGTGTGGTTCTGAAATGTTTTTTAAAGGCTCCGTAAAAAGTTGATAGACTGTTGAATCCTGTTTCCATTGCAATTTCCAGCACCGATTTTTGGGTGGTGCTTAACAGATAACTGGCCTTCTTTAAGCGCAGTTCTGTCAAATACTGATGGATGGTCATGTCGTATTGTTCTTTAAAAAGTCTGTTCATGTAATTGGGTTGATAACCGGAATTTTCAAGATAGGTTTTTATTGCCTTAGGATTTGAATATTCTTTTTCTAAGAAACTCCTGATTTCTTTTAGAAAATCTGTGTAGGAATTGTTTTTTGGAGAACAAGGTTTTGAATTCTCAATTTCACAATTCTTTATTCGTTCTGAGCAACATTCGTATAAAGCCTGTTTGTCTACAATGTTAATCACGCCCTTATCTTTTTTTATTATGTTTTCACCAATCAGATAATTTATGTATTTTGAAAGATTTGATCTGTTAATTTAATTTGCTCTTCTAATGCTTTATTAGCTTCTTCAATTTCTTCAAGAGTTTTCTTTTGAGACATGTTAATATCATTGTAGTTCTTAACCATATTTTGAACTACTTTATCTCTCGATTTGTTGAATGCGGTTTCGATATTAGCATTAGCTTCTTTTAAGTTAAATCTTGCCATATCTTACTCCTTTCTAGCGTGTTCGCTTTTGCTGACTTTGTTGAGCAATTTGTTCATGTAACTCTTGCTCTTTCTTTAAGTCATTAACTATAAATTTAATTAGGTAAGTTCGCTCTGCGGGAGTTATTGCTAAAGTATCGTTATACGAAGTATTCGAATGTTTAGAAATAATATATCTCTCACGAGCTATTTCTTGAAATCGCTCCGCGGCGTACGGCTTACCATCCGAAGTCAGGAGCGGGTCGAAAAAACTCTGCATTCATTCTGAATGCGCTAGCGAATGGAAGTCCACATACATCACAAGTTAATGGAACTGTTAAATCTAATCCTATTGTACCATTTAATTTAGCAATGGCTGCAATAATCATATTAGTGTCTTGCATTGGTAAATTTTTTACCCACTCTAAAATTTTTAGTGGATTAGGTCTTTCACCATCTAGCAATTCAATTGATTCTTTAATCATGAACATTAGTTCAACGTTAAATTCTACTCCATATTTAGCTCTATATTCTTCTGCTTGAGTTTTAATTTTATCAAGCATATGTGGAGTTTGGAATTTTAAACTAACTACTTGTTTACTTACTGGTAATTCAAATTCTTGATACTTATCAATTTCTTTTTGCATCTCTTCGCTATATCTGCGAACAACTAATTCATCTAGATTAACTTCTACTGCATGCTCTGTTCCGCAGTAAGGACAAGATGTAATCATTGAATATTTATTACCATAAGTAACTACTCTTAAACGATGCAATAAAAACAAGTAATCACCAAGACATAAGTCATATGATGAAATGCCTGGTCCCTCAACCATACAATCATCGATGATATCACAAAGATTTTTATATTCTAAATCTGAGTGATTCAATCTTTGCATCTCATGATAAGTTGTCATAGATGCTAACTTAATGTCAGGAATTACTTGTTTGTTGTAAATTTTTCCGTCTGATGGAAGTCTAAAACTTTCCGCAATTGTGTATTTTTCCATAAGTCATCTCCTCAATTCTAAAACTATAAAACATAGTCATAGTTTCACATTATTATTATATAAAAGTTTTTATAATTAATCAACTAGTTATCTAATAAAATTTAATTGAGGGATTATCTTTGAAAATCAACTATTAGTTATCTTTATAATAATTTTTGATATCTATGAGAGAATTGAGAAGGTCAATTATTATTGACCTTCCTCTTCTTCATTTTCATCACTTAATTTAGCTCTTACATTTGAAGTTGTTTCTTCTGGTTTAGTTGGTTCTTCAACTGGCTTTTCTTTAGGTTCAGCCTTAGTTGGTTCTTCAATTGGAGCTTCTTCATCATCAAGTAAGCTATCGAAATCAAGTTGTTTTGGTCCTTTATTAGAAGCAAATCTAATACCTGATTTATTACCTTTCTTGAATTGACCTTTTGTTTTTGCCCATTTATTTGAAGTATCGATAAATGTATCAGAAGTATCTAATTCATCTTCAGGAACATTATCAAGATTCAAATCTAATTGAACATCTTTTTCGTATTCTTTATCAAATAATGCTGGATAAATAATATCTGCATATAATTTGTTAAAATGTTTTTCCATATAATTTACATAATTGTAAATTACTGAACTTACTTTAATTAACCAAGTATTATTTGATAATACTATTAATGTGTGCTTACAACCAGCACCTTTTGTATCATTTGGGTTAACTATGAAGTTACCTGGATCATGTTGTGGATCACCTGATGTAATATCATTGTATGTTGCCCAATAATCAAATCTATATTTCCAATCAGGGCAGTTATGAACAACTACACCACTATTAAGTGTAAAGTTATGAAAATCTTTAACTTTAATATCATACACTGGTGTTGCTTGTGAGTGTATTCTTTCAACTTTAACTATTTTGTGATTATATCGATCATCTAAAGCATAATAGTTGATAACATCTTCAATTGAATTAAAGAATTTATTTAACTTTGGTGACTTTGGTCCTTTAACTTTTTCATAGTTTTCGAAAGAAATTTCTAACCCTTGACTAAGAAGAGCATTCAAGACCTTAATAATCTTACCATCTGTTCTTCTTCGGCTTAGAGCTTGAGCATCTTCTGGACTCAAACTAGCATAATAATCTGAACGATTTTCAAATGTTAAACTGTTATGATAATTCCAATGTTCTCGAGCTGTCATTACACGTAAGTTTTCAGGATTATTATCTAATTTGTTAAAATCTATATGATGTATAGCAACATCATATTTCATATTATCATCAACATTAACTCTACTCTTTGCAGCTTCAATTTCATCATGCTTAAAATAATCAGCAACTAATTTATAAGTTGAATGATATCTATGTGTTGAATTATATTGAACTAATTCATATCCATGATCAAATTTTGTATACATAGGCATTAAGGACATATTTGGTTTTAAATTTATTGCCTGTGTATATGTACCATCTCTTAGCATAAATTGATGGTCAGGTGTTACTAAAATTTCTTCATCGTTATCTAAAACTATTTTTATAAACTCTGTGGCTTCATCGGTCTTCCATACCTTTTCAACTAAACCTGGTTTAAAGTCTCCATTTTCATCAGCGGAGTAAACATACATTTGCTCACCAGCTTCAAAACGAGCACACATTTCTTTGATAGTAGGCGTTGTTCCGTCTAGTAACTTTATTTTAGTGTCTTCATGTAAACATGTACAATGAATATAAACATCATTTCTATTAAATGCATCTATTAATGCTCTTGTAATTGATCTTAAATTAAATTGACCATTGTTTCTTTGAATTTGTGATTTAATATTTTCTACAATACCACCGAAACTCATTCTTACAATGTAATCATTTGTTTCACCATTTACTACTACATTTACGTCTAGAATATCTTCTTTAAAGAACTTATTCATATTAATTGAATTAAATTCTTTAACTGAATTAGCTACATGTGAATGTAAACGTCTTTCATATCTATTTTTACCAAGTGCTTGATTTGAAGGAGAATAGTTATCACCTTTTTTACTTTTAGATATTAATTCTGAACGTTTATCTTCATTTAAAATAATTTCAGGCATTCTAGTCTCCTTTCTTTAATTTAATCTTCGTATCTACTTGCAACCTTTCCTCTATGCATACCTTCAAGTGAAAGTTGTTTTGATTTAGCATCTAGTAATGCTTTCTTTAAATCATCTAATAAACCAAGATTTCTAATATCTTTAAATAATTGATTACCTTTACCATATTCACCATCAACTGCGATACTATTATGTCTCATTAGATAAAGCATATTAATGCAACCTTGAATATCATCAACATCTTTTGATTTAACTACTTCATCAATCTTTGCTTTCCATTTTTCAAGTACTTCTGCATTATCATGATGTTTAATTGATTTAATTGGTTTAGGTTCTTTTACCCAGGCATCATCGCATACTGAATAAATACCATTTGATGTGATACCTGCTTTTACATCTTGAATATATAATTCAACTTGAACACCATTAATATAAATATCGTAATCATTGTTGAATTTAGTTTTCTTAGCATCAAGATAAGAAGCAACTAATTTTTCATCACCCATATCTTCAAAGTTTGTAATGATATGAACATCTAAATCTGAACCATCATGCCAGTTGAAAGATGCATTTGAACCAACTATTTGAATATCGCAAATTTCTATTGGTAAGTCGCAATTTTCTTCAAATTCAGAAACTACTCCAATAATTTTATTTCTAACTTCAGGAAGTAATTTTGCTGTATTTAAATCAAATAATTTTGGATTTAATGTGTCATGAATAATAATATCTTCAAATAGTCTCATAATCTAATCTCCTTTTCTATTCATATTACAATAACTATTTAGTTACTCTAATATAAATACAATCTGCTAGCTAGCTAGTAAAAGCTAGCTAGCGATTGTAAGTTTGAATTAATCGTTATCTAATTCAGCCCAGTCATATACAAAGTTAACTGTGATCTTTTTCTTACCGTTTGATTCAGCGTCGAAATTATCTTCGTTGATACCAGTAATCCAGCAACCATGTAATTTCCAAGTTCTAACTAATTGATAGTCAGGTGTGAATTCTCTTAAGTAACAATCAAGTTTATAATCTTCAGCAAGACCAACTTTTCTTGTTTCAATATCGAATGATTTATTTTGCCATGCCATTAATACTTCTTTAGTATTAGCACCAATATAATCATTACAAGTGAATGAACCTGCATCAAATGTTGGAACACCAGCATACTTAATAGTATCGTTACCACGTTTAACTTCAATAACTGATTGAGTGAAATGTGGAACAGAAGCTGATGTAACTGACATTGTAATAACTTCTTCTGCATCTGCACCTAATACATTGTTAGCATTAATAACTGCAAATTCGAAGTTATTAGATCTTTGAATTTCATATAGATCAGGAGCTGAAGCTAAATGAGCACCATTACCAGCATATGAGCCAGTATTTACATTGCCACCTTTTACAGGAGCAACTTTTGCATTTCTAATATTGTTCATATTATATCTCCTTTCCTATTAACCTACACTTACTTCTTCATCAGTAATGTTGATATTGATTTCAAATTTTTCAACTGCGTACATTGGATAAATATTAATCTTTGCAGATAATTTTGTTCTGCTTCCAGAATCTAATTTAATGATTGCATAATCTGAGATACCTTGAGTAGCTTTCATTCTATCTAATGTTGGAGTTAATGCACCTTTGAAATTGCCCCATAATGTATTACTATTAGGTTCAAACATTAAATTTACTGAAGTATCATAAGCAAGTTTCTTAATGTCACAAATTAAATTTCTAATATGTAAGAAGTTAAGAGCGTAACCTGCTTTACCTTTAATTTGTTTTCTTGCAGTTCTATCACCCCAGATGCAATATCCATATCCTTTGATATTTGTAATTGGATTGATACAAGTTAAATAATTTCCTGCTGATGTTTCTTCTTTATCATATGGATCAGGTTGGAAATAATTTGCAACTGCGTTTGTTAACTTACGAGTTCTATCTAAGCATAATTCATTTAATTGAGGAACTTGACCTCTTGCAACACCAGCGATTGCTGTCCAAGCTGGATTAGTTTTGATTACATTTGCTAAGCATACTAGATAAGCATATGATCCAGGGAAGTTACCGTCAAATGCTGTAACGCCAGCATCATAATTATAAGTTCTTAGTAGTGTGTAATTAGCCCATGGTGTAAACATGGTAACATATGAATCTTGACCATTTGAAGTCAATGCACCAAAAACATCTTGAGCTTTTAAGAATACTGATCCTGCACCACATAATTTTCTTTTTGGGCTATTTGTATGATCAATAAGTGCTAATGCATCACCGCGAGCTTGTGCTAAAACAGCAATAATGTTAGCAAGTACACCACCGTCAGAACCACGACGGAATTCAAATGCTGGATAACCACCAGTTGTGAAATATTTAATTGGTAATGTTGGATCAGTTAATAAAGTTCTACCTGCTTCTAGAGATTCAATATTACTGAAAACTTCAAATAATTTTGTATACATGTTTTTAACAGTAACATCTGTATCGCTATCGTTACAAGATTTTGAATTCATTCTTTCATATACAACTGGAATACCTCTTGCAAGTAATTCACAAGCATAGATATATGAAGGGTCAACAGTATTAATTGCAAACATAGGTGGATAGTCTTCACCAACTTTTTCTGGAAGAGCTTCAGTTTCAAATCCATCTGTCATAGTTTCTGCATCGTATTTAGGCCATTCTTGAGCTGTTTTAAAGACTGCAGGTCTATCACCAAATGCTTCATGAAATTCTGAAAGATTTGAGCATAAAACTGGCTCACCGACTGCAGCGGTTGCTCCTGTCTCATCTTTTCCATAATAGCAGAAACCAGGAATGTAAACTATATCTCTTGAACTAAGAACTGAACCGCTTGAAGTCACATCTGCTTCGTTTATGATAATTCTCTTATCCATAATTTATTCTCCTTTTCTTTTAAAATCTATTTAAGTTCTTCTATAACAACATCTGCGCTTTGTTCTTGTTTGTAAATATGTAAATCCTTATTTACAATTTCAGCACCACCTCTGATAGGTGTATCCCACAAATACGCGTCATCTATATTTATTGATAAAGATAATCTAGTAAATTCACCTTCGAATAATCTTTCAGGTATATCTGAATTATCTTCAACTGCATCTGATAGTCTGATATTGAATTTATGTGTCAAATCAAATCCATTATAAGGAATAATTACTTCCCCTGTTGGATGATTTATAATATTGAATATAAATTCTCTTACATATATATCTGCATCTTTTAGATACTTTGTATAAATGTCAAGTTGATATTCAATCATAATTGGAATGCCATTTAACTGAACTGTTTTACCAAGTGCTTTTGCTTCATCATCAGAAATCATTTTCTTACCACCATAAGTAAGAACTGTTTTGTTTGGATTTAAAATTGTAAATCCAGGTTTTCTTCTTAAAGCTACAATTGGTAATTTCAATGGCTTATCACCTGAGCGATCTGCATATAACTCGAATGTTCTTCTTGTTTCTTCAGGCCCAAGTACAAGTACATCTGTTTTTTCAGTCCATTTTTTCAATTTGGCTACAAGTGCTTCATCGTATAAATAAACCATTAAACACCTCCGTTTCCATAATAATCATACCATCTATCAATATTTCTCTTAAAGGTTTCAAATAAGTCGGTAAATATTGGATACGCTGGAAGATCCAATGTTCCGAAATTTATTAACTTACATACCTCATATAATTTAGCATCTGTACCAGCAATTAATTGATTTGGATTAATTTCGATTACTATCTTATCCACATATCGCTGCCATGATATATTATATAATCCACTAATGATAACTTCTCTTGCTGAAATATGTTTTTTGAATTTTGATTTATAAAATTCATTTATATATACTTCATGAAGAACTGTTTTCTTTGGATTATATTCACCAAGGCCAGCATAAATCATTTTAGTTTTTAGAAAATCTATAAAATCATCTGTATATTTGCGTTCAGTATCAAATAGAATTAACTTCATATTTAACCGCCGTAAATACTATCTTCATCATGATTTAATACGTTGAAATTAGATTGTTCATAATCTGAAATTCTATCAGTTGCTGTATCTTCATATTCAGGTGCTATTTCGCAAGTTATACTTGCTGGATAAACCATTGATGTTGCCATTCTAACTACTCTGAATAATCTTCCGATTGAATTATCAAGTCCACTTGGAACGATGAATAATGCGCCAACTTGCAAATCAGGTAAATCATATTCTACATCAATTAATGAAGTTGAATCTGAACCTTCTGCAAACCAACCTAATTTCTTCATTGTTTTCTGTTCTGGATGTTCATTAAATAAACAACCAATTACGATAGGTTCTTGATAGTTACTTTCAAGTTCGCCATATGTTGTCCAATGTTTATCTGGTTTTGGAGCTCTGTAGATAACGTTAATGCCATGTAATTTAACACATTCTTTGAAGTATCTTCTATGTAATTTAATGTCATTACCTTTTACTAACAACCCTGTTTTATCATTGTTAATATTCATATTAGCTCCTTTCTTTCTTAATGTCTTTTCATGAAAGCTCTGAATTTGTCACCAGCTGTCATTTTTTCTTGAACAACATCTTCAGTAACTTTATCACCAGTCATATAAGTACCAACTGTTGAATATAATCTTGGTCCTTTTAACTTAGTGAATAATTCTCTAGCTTTTACTAAGCCTTTCTTATCAGAAATTTCACTTTGATAATTATTTAATAAGCCGATTAATTGTCTCTTTAGAGTAGCTTCATCAGCTTCTAAATCAATTTCTCCCATGTGGTCATGTAACATCTTACCAACTGAGTTATATTTCATAATATCTGATTCTTTTAATTGTTCAGACATTATATCATAAGTTCGTTGATCTTCATATCTATCATGAATTCCATATTTACCGTGTTTATGTCCATCATACATACTTCCAACTACATTTCTATGTTTTTGGAAAGGTGAGTTTTCAGGTCTGTAATAAGGTGGGAATATTGAATTAGGTCTAATATATTTTTTCATCTTAACTGGAACTTTTTCAGGTTCTTTACCCCAACGATAAAGAGTTGCTTCACCGTCGATATCAGATCCTTCAACTGGATAATCTTCCCAATTTCTAGCTTTCCAGTCAATTGATTTGTGAAGTTCGATGTCTTCTGGATCCCAATCATCTTCTTTATATTCACTTTCAAATGCTTCGTAAATTCTTGTAGTTGAAT